CCGCCGCCACCGGCTCATGCTTTCGTGCTGCCGCCTCTGCCATCATTCACTCCGTTAGGCGACTTCGTCGCACGACACGCCTTCGAACCGGATGCGGAATTGACCGTCGTGCGTGTTGATGTCGAGGGGCCCTTTGGTCCACGCATTGCGCAGCACATAGGTCTTGCCGTTGATCAGCTCGGCGGTGACCGTCGCGTTGATCACGGTCTCCAGAAACTCCAGGGACACCTCCGGCAGCGTCGACACATCGCCCTCGATGTAGGGCACGCGCGGCAGCTCCTGGTAGCCGTGGACGTAGTCCTGACCGGCGATACCGGTGCGCTCGACCGGCGATCCCGACACCGTAAGATTGCCCTTGAGCGGATACTGATCGCCGTCAACTTTCAGATACGCGGTGCCCGCGAACGGTCCTTGCGCCATTGTCCTCTCCAGCTTCGGAATGAACGATGCGCAAGAAAAGGCCATCGCGCCGCGCGGCACGGAACGCTCAGGACGTTGGGAAAAGCCAAAGATTTGCTAATGCGGGCGCATCAATCTCAGATGCTTCTGCCGTTGGCGCAGATTGCAACGCCATCCTGCAGCGCAACCTTCTGGAAACACCTGATCGCCGATGTCGGGCAAGCGTTGACGATATGGATGCCGTGCTGATTGAAGTAGGGCGAATAGATCGAGAAGCGCTCGGCCCACCCCGCCCAGTTCGCCGCGCTCTGCGCCCGCCGCTTTTCTTGCCCGACGCCGGACGGCGCATGGCTTGAACCATCGTAGTCGAAGCCGAACAGCACGATCTGCTTGGCGCGCTTGTGGATGCAGATTTGCAGCGCGCCGAAGCCGCTGGTGCCGCCGTCATAGATCACGCCTGGATCATCAGACACCTGCTGGCCGTCAAGCCGCTTCAGGAGCGTGATGTTCTTCGATGGCGGTGGCCCGGCCTTATCGATCTGATCCTCCGGCACAGCCCAATAGACCCGGCTCTGCACGTTCGCGAGCTTGTCACGCCAGCACTTGTATCGTGGCACGTCGAGGCCGAAGCCTGCATCTGCCCAAGGGATGTCGAAGATCGACCCCTTGACCGCAAGCACGTGCGCGCCGCGCAATCGCTCGAAATCGAAATCAATCAGCGACGGGCCGCCGCCCACCACCGCCACCGGGCGATCATCCCAGAATGGCTTGTTGATCTTGCCGTACATTTTTCGCCTCCTGTGAAAGCGGCGCGCACCCGCCCGTGCGCGCCGCGCTGCGTTTGTTGCCGGTACCCGATTTCTTCGAGCGACGGAGTTACCAGTCGTCGGGACGCGGGCCGCGTGCGCCTTGCGGCTTAGACAGCAATCGTGGTGTCGACACCTCGATCATACTGAAGCCTGAATTGCGCCAGCACCGCGAAGACGCGGAGCTGGTTGATCAGGTCCGGCGGATACAGGACGTTGACGCGGTTCGGATCGTTCGGGTCGCGCTCCACGATCAGATTGGCCTTGAACGCAGCGGCGTTCTCGACCCGGCCCAGGAATTCATCCTGCCGATATTGCGCGATCAGCTCCGCCTTGATGATCTTCGGCGTCACGATGGCCTGACCGGCACCGAACCTTGTGCCGTCATCCGCCAGCTTGTGCCTGGGATATTTCGAGGTGATGGCGTAGCGCTGCGATCGGAACAGCGCGGCCAACGTTGCCAGCGTCGGCACCAGTTCATAAGCGTCGTCACCCTGACCGTAGAGATTGCGCTGATAGGTCGTGCTCTCTCGTTTGACCGATGGAACGCCGTCGCCGTTGATGCCTTGCGTGGCGATCCCGACGCCGGACAGGTCGTTGAGCTGCCGCATCGTGAAGCGCTGATGTTTTGGTGCGGGCAGGCAGCCGTCCAGCGACAGCGTCTGCAGCGGGCGGGCAGGATCATTGACCAGCGCACGCGCTGCCTTCGCGGTGTACGCCGCCGCGAAGCACCAAGGCGGCGTCGGCGAATTGCTCTCGATGCCCATGACCGAGACCACACCGGAATTGTTGTTCGGGCCGTACACCAGCAGGTCCGCATAACCGACGCTGTCGCCGGATGCCGCAACGCCGCGCCGGGCCGCGAAGATGTGGCCGTAAAGCTGGCGCATCCAGCCCCAGCGTCCATTGTCGCCGAAGCCGTATTCCGCCTCCAAGAGGGCCAGGGAGGTGCTGTCGGTGAAGGCTGTTGCGACGTACTCATACGGTTCGTCGCCAAGATTGACGATGGCGTCGGTCAAATCCACCGTGCCGGTGCCGCCCGCCAATTTGTTGCCGGTTGGCAAGGTGATGGTGAGACCAATCGGCACCTGTTCCGCAGCCAGCGTGCCGCCATAGGCCAGCCTGACATCGATGTCGTTGCCCTCGATGCCCTTCCATTTGCAAGTCAGATCGACTTCTGCGGCAGTGGCAACCGCTGTGACCGGCATCGATGGATCGGCGGTGATCGCTGCGGCGATGTTGGTCGCGGTCGTGTCCATCGTCTCTCCGGCGGCGACAAACACCTGCACGCGGCGGCCTGCGACGTAGACCGGCAGCGTGCCAGCGGAAACCGCTGCAGCCGTCACCGTCAGCTTGCCGGTCGCGGCCACGCCCGCCGCCGCTTCTGCGATCGGGACGACCCAAAGCTCCTGCGCGAAATTGTTCTGCGTGAAAAAATCCACCATGCTGTCGAGCATCGAGCCATAGCCGAACAATTGCCTTGCGTCGGCGAGCGATGGCACCGGTACCGGCACGTCGGCAGTTGCGGTGCCGGTCGGCAGCATGATGCCGAAGATCAGCGATGCGAGACGCGAGCGCGGATAACCGGCCATGCTCGGATCGACTTCGACCCAGTAGAGCGGCATCCGCCAGTTGGCGGGAATGGAGTTGAATGACACGGGCATCGGCGCGGTCTCCTTCGCGGTCAGAGGTGAGGCGGGCAGCTCCCGCTTTTAAGTCCCGGTATCGAGTTCGATGTCCTGCTCCAGTTGCGGCGTGCCGCTGTCGGCGTGCGCCTTGTCTGGGAATTGCGTCGTGATGTGCACGACCTTGAGGTCGTCAACGATCGTCGGCTCGAACCGGCTAGAGAATTCCATGTTCATCTCGACCCGGATTTCATAGAGCGTGGTCTCGCCGACCTTCGCGTACTGGCCGACGCGATCCATTGCGGTGACGCCCTCGACCAGATTGACGAAGCGCGGATCGCACAACAGCATGTCGTCCAGATCGCTCATCATCTCCTCAAGGATCGAAAGCTGATCCTGCTTGTCGGTCTCGACATGCACCGCTCCGGAAAAGCCCAGCGTCAGCGTGTGTTTGAAGTGCGGGACGGTCTGGTTGGCCTGTCCGTCCTGCTCACGACGTTCGCGCAGGATGTGAACGGCCAGGATCGGCAGGTCACCCGGCTGTATCTGCAGCATCGGCGTGCTTCTGTAGGTCTTGAAGCGCGCGCCGAAACCCGCCTGCGCCAGCTCCATCGCCTTGAGTTGCACCGTGCTGGCGTAGTGGCTCATGAGGGCGGCTCCTTCAGGCGCAGCAACAAGATGCCGCCGCCCTGGCCGTCCTCATCGAGATCGCCGATCCAGAATTGCTTGCCGAATGCCGGGTGGCGCGCGTCGGTGATGGTGACGAAGTCGCCTTCCTCCGGGTACGCGGCAAAATCGGCGAGCCGGACTTCGAGCTTGGTCTGCTGATCGGAATAGATCGTGCCGTCCTGCAATTCGACATCGAGCGCGGTCGATGAATAGACGCCGTTGGTATCGAACGCGGGCACGCCGGGCTGGCTCACGGTCGGCGTGTAGCTGACCATGATCTGGAAAATGTCGCTCGCCGGTTTGAGAACCAACGCATCGAAGTCGATCATTAGCGGCCTCGGCAAAGCGACCCGGCAATGTGCCGGGTCCAAGTCTGGGAGGTTTACGAATGCGAACCCTTCTGCAGCGCCAGCGGGCGCGAGCAGAAATTGATCGCGTTCATCTGCGTGTCCATGTGGACGCCCTTGTCGTTCGGCATCGGGTACTGCTTGGCGTAGCGCGGCAGGCCCATCGTATTGACGGTCTCGATGTAGTCTGCGGGCGCAAAGACCGTTGGGAACAGGTTCGGCACGCCTGTCGGATAGAAGTAGGCTGCATCGGTCTCGACCATCGGAGCCGTCGCCGCGCCTGCGACCGACGCATAGCCGCGATAGTTGGTCCACAGGATGCCGCCGAAGGTGAAGCTGCCCCACGTCTGACCTGCACTGACGTAGGCAAGCCGCAGCTCGGCAGCGTCAGCTTGGTTGAGGTAGGTCTGGCGAACTTCATCGGCCATGATGAGCGCGTCGAAGAAGGCATCGCCGCAAATTGCTTCGACAGACTGGAAGCCCTGCCCATCAAGGTTGTTGCCGATCGTGCGGATGACCTGCTGACACGTCTTGCGGATCGTGCCGTCGCCCGGTTTGGTCGAGAACGGGAAGTTGATCGCAGCAGGCGGGACGATGTTGTACTCGGTGAACAGGTTCAGCGTCTGCCCGTCCGCATAGGTGACGATGCCCTTGATGGCGCCGACGCGGGCATGTTCCTGCGTGTACTCCAGCGACTGACCAGCGGTCTGCATCCGCTCGCCAACCTTGGTCATCACCGCTTCGGTGCCAGTCTCCTGACCGAACGGGCGCACGCCCTGCACCTCCTCGGCCATGATCGCGTCGTTGATTTCGAAGTGGGGCACGCCAAGCATGCGCATCGCGCGCCGGGGCTTTGCAAGCGTCGTGCCCGGTGCACCGCGCGGCGTCGGAGCGATCAATGACAAGACGTTGTTCTTCTCCTCGATTGCCACTGACGTTTGAGCGATGCTTGTCTCCTGAAACAGCCCTCTGCTG